AGACACAAACGGACTAAAAACAGTTGCTGACGTCATGGACGGTTACATAGATGTTGATTCTCAGAGTGATTCCAATAACAATTTCTATTTTCCTGGCGTAGGCGACACTGTAAGAGATGATGTTACATTGAACACAGCAACAGTTGTGTTGACACAATTTACAGCCTTAAACAAATTAAGAGTTTGGATCAAAAATTCAACAGGCACATTTACATTAGGTTCAAATGCAGGTGTAAACGGAACAATTACAAGAATAGGAACACCAAACAGAACACTTGGTAACATTGAACAAACAAATATGGCAGGACTTAATGGTGCTGGAAAATTATTAGTGTTCACACACACAGGAGCGATTACTATTTCAGGAAATGCTACTGAGTATTTTGCAAATGACAAAGAATATTGGTTATGGGACGAACAAACACTAGACGGAATATCTGCAAGTGCAAACACTCCAAGTTCTACCAACTATGATTGGAATAAAATTTTCAATATTCCGATTGGAGAAGGTACTGCAAGTGGTCTAACCAACGAAGGTGCGTTCTTAATTTACAAAAAAGATGGCACAGGAACTTATTCATACAATAGTGCATACACAGTTCCAGATACAAAAGCAAATTTAAAACTAGGTTCAAGAATTAAAGTTAGAACAGTAGGTGATAAGACAGTTGCATTCATAGGAGCGAGTGGAAATTTAGAAACAAACAATCCTGGTAAAATTTATTTTGTGGAATACAATGCAAACAAAAATTGGACACTGGGTACTGATCCATTGTACACTGGTACCTATGATAATACAGCAAATTATGTTACTGGCGAACTGGTTGTTTATGCAAATCAACTTTACAAAGCAAACACAAACCTAACTCCTGGTGCATGGAATCCTGTATACTGGACTTTACAAAGCACGAGAACAGATATGTTAGGATATATTCCTAATGATTCAGGTATAGAACTAGAGCAAGACAGCACTTTAGCACAAAACGGATTGGTTCGTTTTGCAGATAGATTTGATGTTGATGATAACGGCGTAAACATTATCGCAAACATACTTTACAACAATGACAATCAAAAAGTTGTTGTGTATAGATTGGACAACGGGCATTACACTTACAAACAAACTATTGTACCACCGAATGATTCTGCGGCAATGATCAATTTTGGTTCGGATATAAGCATAAGTGGAGATGGAACATTGATCGCTGTTGGTAGTCCTCTAAAAGATTTGACTAATATAGACATGGGTGCTGTTTATGTTTACAAGAAAGCAATCGACGATACAGGAGTTTACAGTTATAATCAAACATTATCAAGTCCAGATAGAGAAGTTTCAGAAAACTTTGGTCACACACTTGCATTTAGTGGTACTGTATTAGCAGTAACAAGTTTAAAAGGAGATATGCAGGTACCGACGACATTAGATGCAGGTACAACTTCTTTTGATGATCAAATGACTACATTTACTAAAACTTACACAGACAGTGGTGCTGTTCACATCTATCAAAAATTTGAAGACACTATGTTGTATGGTGAAAAATTTAATTACGCAAATGACAGTTTACAACAATTTGGGTCTAACTTAACTATAAACAATAATCACGTTTACATTGGGTTACCAACACTGCAATTAACAAATCAGCAAAAAGGAACTGTAATTAATTTTAGAAAAGCACCAACAGAAAATAATTGGACTAGTATTCATGAGATGAGTACTGGTATAGATCAAATAGATTTAACAAAAATTAAAAGTATCTTCTTGTATGACAAGGTGTCTAATAAGAAACTAATCGATTTAGATTACATAGATCCATTGTATGGCAAAATACCTGGACAAGCAGAAGCAGAAATATTCTACAAAACAATGTACGACCCTGCTGTTTACAATAATTCAACTGCAACAGGAACGATTGATGCAACAAACAGTTGGACAGATATGCAAGTTGGCAGATTATGGTGGAATTTAGACACTGCTGTTTACTACTATCCATACCAAAGTAACATTATATTCAATAATTCATATTGGAACAAATTATTTCCTGGTGCATCTATCGATGTGCATGAGTGGACTGAATCATTACGTACTCCAACGGAATGGAATACAATTTCTGCTACAACACAAGGTGCAAGTCTAGGTGTAACAGGCACAGTGTCAGACACTAGCAACTTTGTAACAAGAAAGAAATACGATGCAGTTGCTGGTTCGATGAAAAACATTTATTACTATTGGGTAAAAGGAAAGAAAACTGTTCCAGAAATGGAAGGCAGAAGTATGACTGCTGAAGCAGTACAAAATTTAATTAAAGATCCAAGAGCACAAGGGTACAAATACGTTACAATGTTTGGTCCAAATAAATTTGCTCTTGTAAACTGTGATTCATTCATTAATGGCAAAGATACTGTGATTAACTTTAGATTATTCAACACTGAATCTAACAATAATGTACATAACGAATATGCTCTTGTGTCTGAAAATTTAGGTACAAGCACACCACCTAAAGATATAGAAAATGTTTGGTTCAATAGTTTAATTGGTTACGATGAGCAAATGCGTCCTGTACCAAATCCAGAATTAAGTGACAAAGTCAAATACGGAACATTGACGAATCCAAGACAAAGTTGGTTCAAAAATAATGCTGAGGCAACAAAACAATTAGTGCAACGTGCAAATGATGTATTAATTAAAAATTTAATAGTGGATGAGGTTGATCTTTCAACTTTAACTTCTAGCGAACCACAACCTGTGTTACAATCAGGCTTGTTTGACGAAACAGCGGATACAGAAGCAGATTTACAGTTTTTAGGCACAGGTCCATCTATTACAGCAACATTGGTTCCTACAATAGTAAATGGAAAAATTACAAATGTTACAATTACAAATGCTGGATACGGTTATAAAGTTGCACCTACATACAAAATTAAATCGACACACGGTACTGATGCTGTATTAACATTAACAATTAATGCTAAAGGGCAAATCACAAGTGTAAAAGTTGAGAAGCAAGGAAAAAATTACGATTCTAAAACACAAATTGTAGTAAGAAATTTAAGTGCTCTTGTAAGAGCAGACAGTTCAGTTGACGGTAAGTGGGCAATATATAATTGGACATCAACAGATGGTTGGACTAGAACCCAAATACAAAGTTACAATGTGTCATTGTATTGGAATTATGCTGACTGGTACGCAACAGGATACACACAATTTACAGCGATAGATCAAAAAGTAGATTACAGTTATCAACTAGATGCTCTACAAAATAGTGTAGGCGATATTGTAAAAATTAGTACAATTGGTACTGGTGGTTGGTTGTTGTTAGAAAAAATAGACAGCCAAGTCGGAGTTGACTATACTGTTAATTACAAAACTGTGGGAAGACAAAATGGAACAATACAGTTCAACACAAAATTATATGATTATGCAAATCAAAATATAGGTTTTGACAGCAACAGTTATGATGTACAACTATATGATAGACAACCTATAGAAGAAACTAGACTTATTTTACAAACTTTAAGAGATAAAATCTTTGTAGAAGAACTAGATATCGAATACAATAGATTATTTTTTGCAAGTGTGCGTTATGCGTTAAGCGAAGCAAAAGTAAATGACTGGGTATTCAAAACAAGTTTTGTTAAAGCACAACACAATGTAGGTGAACTGCAACAAAAACGTTCATTTAGAAATGATAACTTGTCTAATTTTGAGGATTATATTGCAGAAGTCAAACCATACAAAACAAAAGTAAGAGAGTATGTAAGTTCTTATCAAAAAACAGAACCTACGAATACAAGTATTGCAGATTTTGATTATCCACCAAGATACCTAGATGGTTACATACAAGCAAGTAACATTAGGGTAAGTGGAACAGCATTAACAACAAATTCAATAACAAGTTATCCCGACAAGCATTGGTTAGATAATGTAGGATACAAAGTAACAGAAATAAATGTTGCAAATGCAGGATCAGATTATATTGATGCTCCAAAAGTTACTATCACTGGTGGAGGAGGATCAGGTGCAACCGCAACAGCATTTATTAAAAATGGTAAAGTTACAAGAATCAGAGTTGACACAGAAGGTAGCGGTTACATATCTACACCAACCATTGCAGTATCTGGTAATGCGACTGCAAGTGCAGTCTTAGGAAAAGGAGTTACAAGAGCAACTCATGTAGGTGTTAAATTTGATAGAACAACAGGAACATTATTGTTAGCAAATCTATCAAGGACAGAAACTTTTACTGGAAATGCCTCACAACTTAAATTTAAATTAAAATGGCCTATGGATTTAAGGTCAAACACAATAACTGTTTCCGTTGGCGGTGTAGGAAAATTAAGAAGCGAATTTACTTTTGCTAACGAAGATGACACAACAAAATCTTATGCAAGAAAAACTGGCTATGTACAGTTCACAACGCCACCTGCAAATTTATCTACAATATCAATAACATATTTGATTGATCAAGATGTTTTACATACACAAGATAGAGTGAATTTATATTACTCTCCAACTGATGGTCAGCCAGGCAAAGAACTTGCACAGGTAATTGATGGAATAGATTACGGTGGAGTGGAAGTAAGAAGTATAACATTCGAAGATGTATCAGGTTGGGACAATGCAGGTTATGGTTCTGGAGAGTGGGACACTTATGACACTACTTACGAAGATGAAATATTCTATCTGGATGGAAGTACACAATCTATAAACTTATCAACAGCATTAGAGTCTGGAGTACAATATCATGTGTACAGAAGATTTAGAGCATTAACAAATGGCAGGTGGGATTGGAAATTAGTTAGAATGGATGATCCTAACTTTGGAACAGGAAATCCAGTTACAAATACAAATGCTGTGATGAAATCACTAGAAGGTGATGGTAGCACAAAAACTGTAGATGTAAGTGCAATTGAAACGGGCAGTGATGACATTATCATTGTAAGAAAATCTACAAGTGATGGAAGTTTCTTACCTGATCCTGACGCGGTAGATTCATTAGTAAAAGGTGGAGACCTTGCTTACTCAACTGCAACTGGATTAAATGCAGAAGACATAAACATGGATGGAGATGGATTTGTTACTCCAACATCAAGTCATGGACCAGAAGAATTTGTTCCAGGACAAGTGTTAGACACATTAGATATTCAAGTATATGACAGAGGTGCATTCACAGGAAGTAAAATTAACAGTTACAATTACATAGGTGATGGTGCTACAACAACATATTCATTTGTAGACTTCCCACAAAGTAACAATGCTGTATTTGTTTCTGTAGATAATATTTTGTTTAATAACAATTTATATTCAGTGGATTATCAAAATAAAAATTTAGTATTCAATAGTGCGCCGACTAATGGTGCTAAAATTAACTTTATCACAATGGGTAATAGTGGTGAATCTATTTTAGACGTAGACATATTTACTGGTGACGGAAGCACAACAGAATTTGTTACAAGAGGTAAATTTAAAGCAAACAGCATCAGTACTTTAGTAAAAGTAAACGGCGTAGATCAAACGCATACAGTATTCGAAACTGACAGCACATATTCAAGACCAGGAAAAGTTGCGGTTAGATTTACAACTGCTCCGACACAAGATGCAGTAATTAATATTTGCGTGTATGAAAGTGCAAGTCAATCTTTCAGTGAAGTAACACAAAACAGTTTTAATGCTGATGGAAGCACAACAGCATTTACTTTATCCCCTACACCATTTACGCAACAACCATTTACAAACAATGTGATTGTAAAAGTTGATAATGATGTGTTAAGAAGTGGATTTACAAAGCAACATATTTTAACTGCTACAGGTGGAAATTTAATTAGAGAATATCAATTTAAGACTTGGCAGGTTTTACCTGGAACTATATTAGCAACAAATGTAAGAGCGTTCTTAAACAAAGCAGAATTGACTGCGGCACAATACAGATGGAATCCTGGTAACAGCAGTGTTACTTTGGAATCAGGCGTTGGTGCTATCGGAGATGTTTTAGAAATTTATATCGAGAACGGAGAGTACTCAGTAAGTAACACTGGAGTATTAACAATATCTCCTGCTCCTGCAAATGGAAAAACTATAACAGCATATCAATTTAGTAAACATGATATACAAGATATAGAGCGTGAACAGTTTGATGTAATAGCAAGACAGAGTATTACTGTGAACACTGAAGATTATTTCACATATAATCAATTAACTAACGGAGTTATACAATTAAGAAGACCGGCTACTGATGCTCAATATGTTTGGGTATGTGTAAACGGAGAATGGTTGGCTCCAAGTGTTGACTACACAGTTTCGAATGATCAGAATAGATTGTTAATCAATAGAAATTTATCGCAGAACGATGAGATAGATGTTATACACTTCTCTGCTCCTAGTTTCATTGGTAAATTTGCATACAGACAATTTAAGGATATGCTTAACAGGTCTCACTTCAAACGTGTTGGCGATGACAAGCAATATTACCTTGCACAAGATTTAAACTGGAGCGATAGAGAAATTGTGCTTACAGACGGAACAGGTTTGACAGATCCTAGCATCGGTGCAAGATTGCCAGGTATATTGTTCATTGATGGTGAAAGAATAGAATACTATCAGAAACAAGGACACACAATTAAACAACTCAGAAGAGGAACATTTGGTACAGGTATTCCTACTAAACATACAGCATCAACACAGGTGTTCGATCAAAGTAGACATCAGAACGTTCCGTACAAAGATGAGTTCTTGACTGAAAATTATACTGGAGCAAATGTTTCAAATAATCAACTAACCATATCATTTACACCTAAATCGGCAAATGAATTTGAGATATTTGTAGGTGGTAAGAGATTACGTAAGAACAGTATTAGTGTATATGACCCAGCAAATGGACAAGACAGTCCAGAGGCAGATACCACTGTTCAAGCAGAATTCACAGTAGATGGTGTTAATCCTGTGATAACATTTACAACAACACCATCCGCAACTGCCAAAATTGCGGTTATAAGGAAACAAGGGAAAATTTGGCATGATACGGCAAAAGCACTGAGTCAGACGGATAATGACATCGCAAGATTCATACGTCAAAAAGAAGTGGCACTGCCGCAATAAATACAGTAAGAAATTGGAGCACAAATGAGTAAAATAAAAGAAAACAGCGGAGTATTAGTTCAAGGACATATTAAGATACATGACCCTGAATCCGGTGCTGTATTCGTTAATAAACGTAACGCAATCCATTATGAAAATATGAGTATTGCTTTGGCTGAAAGTGTTGCTAACGCAGGGCAAGGCTTCATCAGTTCAATGGCGTTTGGTAACGGTGGAACATCAGTTGATCCAACTGGTATTATCACATATCTAACTCCAAACAGTACTGGAACAAATGCAAGTTTGTACAACCAAACATTTACTAAAATTGTTGATGATAGATCAGTATCTAACTTAGATCCACAAAGAAATAAGATAGAAACAAGACACGTGAATGGAACAAACTATACAGATGTTGTTGTTACCTGTTTATTAGATTATGGTGAACCAAATGGACAAGATGCAACTGACACAGCATCCGCATCAGACAGTTTATATGTGTTTGATGAACTAGGACTTACAAGTTACGCATCATCAGGAACAGGCAAATTATTGACACACGTAATTTTCCATCCTGTACAAAAAAGTTTAAACAGATTGATACAAATAGATTACACTGTTAGAGTACAAAGTTTAACAGGTTTTAACGAGGGGTAATAAATGGCATATACCATTAATTTTTCCGACGCAATAAACAAGGGTACTATCACTATTAATGACAACACTATTAATAATGAAACTACTTTAAGACTGCCAGGAAAAAATACGACATCATATGGTACAATAATTGCAGAAAATTTTCTACATCTTTTAGAAAATTTTGCAAATAGCACCGCTCCATCGAGACCTATTGAAGGACAACTTTGGTTCGATACGACAGCAGGAACAGATCAATTGAAAGTGTATGATGGTACCAATTGGGTAGCGTCAGGTGGACTTAAAAAAGCAATCAATCAACCTAGTGCTTCAGAAAGCGTCACAGGTGACCTTTGGGTTGATACAAATGCACAACAACTTTACTTGTTTACAGGAACAGGTTGGGTACTTATAGGTCCACAATATAGTTCAGGACTAACAACAGGCGCAAGTCCTGTTGTGGTTACTGGCACAGATGATTTAAATTACAGTATTGTTAAATTAGAAGTTTCAGCAAAGACTGTGGCAATCATTGCTTCTGATCAGTTTACACCTAAAAGTAACATAGCAGGATTTTCAACTTTATATCCAGGATTAAATTTAAGTGTAGCAAATATCACTGGCGACGGTGTAGGCAAATTTTATGGTACGGCACAAAAGGCAGAAAACCTTGTTGTTGGTACTTCAACTATCGCGGCAGGAAACTTTTTAAGATCAGATACAACAAGTTTAACAAATTTTCCAATTAAAGTAAAAACAGATGACGGTGTAGAAGTTGGAGCGGCAGGTTCTTTCAAAATGTTCGTTGAGAATCAAGCAGGTATATTCCAATTAAGTACATTAGATGAAGAAATAGATTTCAGATTAAACAATCAAGGTCAAACAACAACAGTATTAAGAGTAAGTTCGCAAGGACAAGTTGGTGTAAACAAAACTAATCCAACTCAAGCATTAGACGTAACAGGTAATATTTTATCAAGTGGCTCTATACAATCCGATAGCACAACTGACGCAACGAATGTAAGTTCAGGTTCAATAATTGCAAAAGGTGGAGTAGGCATAGCCAAAAAACTTTATGTTGGTGACGCTACAAATATCGTAGGAGATGTTACAGCAAACAATATTTTACCACAGGCTAACAACACACACAGCATTGGTGCTACGAACAACCAATACAATAATGTATACGCAAATAATTTTGTAGGAAATGTAACTGGAAATGTAAGTGGAACAGTATCTGGCACAGCCGGTCAGGCAAACAAATTAACAACAGCATCAACATTTAATATGACTGGAGATGTTACAGCAACATCATTTAGTTTTGATGGACAAACAGGTGGAACATCTAAAACTTTTGCTACATCTATAAGCAATTCTTTCATAGGAAATCAAACTTTAACAACAACAAGTTCTGTATCAGACGAATTGATAATAAACAGAACATCAGGAACAACAGGTATATTTAAAACAACTGTTGGTTCTATAGTAAACACAATACCTACACCACCAATAGGATCAATTATGATTTATGCAGGTGCAACTGCTCCTACAGATTGGTTAATGTGTGATGGTGCAGAAATAAGCAGAGCAACATACAACAAACTGTTTGGAGTTATAGGTACTCAATTTGGAACGCCAAGCACATCGGCAGTATTCAAAACTCCGGACTTGCGTGGAAGATTCCCATTAGGTAAAGACAACATGGGACAAGGTTCTGCAGATAGAACAACGGCAGTATTTGCTGATAACCTAGGACAAGGTGCTGGTGCAGAAAAGAAAACTATTACAAAAGAAAATTTACCACAACACGAACACAATCTCCAAGCAAACAATGGAGATCAGTTCTTTGCATCTAGAATGATTGCAGGAGCATCAGGTGATGCAGAAGTAACAACTAGAAGTGGTCCAGATTTAAACAACACAGCCGGCGCTCAACAATTACCTAACACAGGTGGATTAGCAGGCACAACGGGACAACTATTTGATGTGATGAACCCGTACTTAACACTTAATTACATCATATACAGTGGAGGAATTTAATGAGTTATAAGTTGAACAAAACAGATGGCAGTTTACTTGTTGACCTAGTAGATGGTCAATTGGATACAACATCTAGTGACTTAACACTTATTGGAAGAAACTATTCAGGATTTGGTGAAGTATTAAATGAAAACTTCATTCAACTATTAGAAAATTTTGCAAACAGTGCCGCACCAACTAATCCTACAAGAGGTCAGTTATGGTTCGACACAACAGAAAATAGATTAAAAGTATACAACGGAACGGCATTTACGGCAAGTGGTGGTGTTACTGTTCAAGCCACACAACCTAACATGGTTGCTGGTGATCTTTGGATTGACAGCAATGCAAGTCAATTATATTTCTTTGATGGAACAAATTTAAGACTTGCTGGTCCAACTTATTCAAGACAATCAGGAACTTCAGGCTTCACAGTTGTTAGTGTGTTAGATACACAAAGTATTACAAACTATGTTGTGAAAATGTTCGTAGGCGGTAGCCTAGTAGGCGTACACAGTAACGCTTCATTTACTCCGGCGGCGGGTGCTCAAATCACTGAACTAGTAACAAGTTCAAATACAACTGGTGCAATTACAAAAGGTTTTAACACAGTAGGAACTGATTACAAATTTGTTGGAACATCTACTGTATCGGAAGCATTAAAAGATGGTGCTGGCATAGTAAGAACTGGTGATCAGTATCTTACAGCGGATAGTGATGACACAACAACAGGTGCAATAACAATCCAAAACAATGGTGGATTGACGGTAGGACTTAACAACAACACAAAATTAGAATTCACAAACAATGCGTTCACAGTAGCAAATCAATTAACAGGACAAGACGTAGAAGTAAAAGTTAGAAGACCTGCTGAAACTTCTGCAATAAAAATTGATGCCACAAATGCTAGAGTAGGTATTTTTAAAGCGTCACCAAGCAAAACTTTAGATGTAGGTGGAGATGTAAACATTGACGGTAACCTTGTAGTAAGTGGAACACAAACATCTATAGATGTAACAACTTTAGTAGTTGAAGATAAAAATATTGATTTAGGTAAAAAAGATGACGGCACAGTAGGAAATGATGCCGCAGTAGACGATGGTGGTATCATACTAAATTCATCACAAGGTAATAAAACTTTTGTATGGAAAGATGGAACAGATTCTTGGACAAGTTCAGAAAATATTGATCTTGCATCAGGTAAAGGAATTAAAATTAACACAAATTCTGTTTTGACTGAAACCGCTTTAGGTTCGACAGTTACTTCTGCTCCAGGTCTTACTACAATAGGAACTCTTAACCAAGCAACTATTGCCAATGTAAAAATTGGACCAACAGATGGTTTAATCACAAGTTTAAATGCCAACGCACTAAAATTAGACAGTGCTACAACAAGCATAGAAGTACAGAACAAAAAAATATCAGGTGTTGCAGATCCAACAGCGGCACAGGACGTTGCAACAAAAGCCTACGCAGATGGAAGCACAGTCATTGGAGTGCAATTAGATATTACAGGATTGAATGCAAACGCAGGAAACAATTATGCTCCTGTAGGTGTATTACTAGAAAAATTATTTCCAGCAGGTGGATACGACTCAACAAGTCCGCAACCACCAGGAAGTGGTAACCCATCAAGTCCTTTCTACAATTCAAGCATAGCCGCAAGAGCACAAGGAGTTATTGCTAGAATTAGAACACTTGACTATGGAACAACAGGTGGTTTTAGTATACCTAGTATAAGTTTAGGTTCTTACAAAAACTTTACACCAGTGGACCAAACTATTACAGCGGCACAAAGAACTATTGCTAGTGTTACAACATACGCACAAGATAACTCACTAGGCGCAACTACAAAATTAACAATGACAGCGGCACACTTTTATGAAACAGGACAAGCGGTTGTGGTACAAAACACAACATTCAGTGGTGGTATAGGTACTATTGATGGAAACTACACTGTTCAATCAGCAGAATTTTCAGCGGAAGCACCTAACTATGTTTCAATTACAATAAACTATGATTCACAATCAAGTGGATTGTTAGGTGGTAATTACAATGCATCAAGTGGTACTGCTCAAAGAACTCCAGTGGTAGGATCCGCAAACAAACAGGTATTAGAAGATATCAGTGATCCAACAGGCGTAACTGGTACAATTACTTTTGCTCCGACAACTAAAATACTTCAATTTGGTGTCAACAGTGGTGCATGGGAATTTGATAGAGAAATTACATAGGATAACGATAAATATTAGAAACAAAGGGCAATATGGCATATACAGTTAATAATTTTACAGGAACATTAATAGCAACAGTAGAAGACGGTACTATTGATAACACTACTAACCTAAGATTTATAGGTAAAAACTATGCAGGTTATGGTGAAATTCAAAACGAAAACTTCTTGCATATGTTGGAAAACTTTGCTGGAGGCACTGCACCGTCAAGACCAGTGTCAGGTCAGTTATGGTTTGACAGTTCTCTTTCAAAATTAAAGTTTTATGATGGTGCTAAATTTAGAACAACTGGTGGTGCTGAGATTAGTTCAACTGCTCCAACAGGTTTAACAACTGGTGACTTTTGGTGGGACACTGCTAACAGTCAATTGTATGCATGGGACGGCTCTAGTTTTATTTTAGTAGGTCCACAAGGTGTAGGTTCCACAGTAACACAATTTACAAGTAGACAGATACAAGACACTTTAGGTGCTCAACAACTTATAATTGAAGGTAAAGTAAACAATGTGACAGTGGTTGCATTCAGTTCAACAGAATTCACAATAGACTCAACTCAATCGTCAAACACAATTACAGGCTTTGACGTAATTAAAAAAGGTATAACATTAGTCAATACTCAAGCGGCAACTAACGGTGTAACTTCAACTGATCACAGATTTTTTGGAACTGCTTCAAACTCAGATAGATTAGGTGGTTTTGTAGCAAGTGATTACTTGAGATCTGGTAGCACAAATTTTAGTTCAATTGTAAGATTTGCAGATGCAGGTTTTACTGTTGGTGATTCAAATGATTTTAAAGTTTCAATAGCAAATGGTAACGAAGGTGTACTTGCAAATGAAGTTGGAACGAAAATAGATTTCAAAGTAAATGTTAACAACGTTGTAACAAGTATTGCAGAAGTTGTAACAACTGGTATCAATCCAGGAAGCGGAAACAGAACATTAGGTACTGCAACTGACAAATGGTATGAGGTACACGCAACATCTTTAAAAGGAAATTCAGACACAGCCACAGCAATATTGCAAGGTGGTACATCATATCCAGGTAGCACAACTGCACAGGTGAACACAGTTGCATTAAGAGACGCAACAAACACAATAGCGGCAACCACTTTCAGTGGTAGAGCAACGCAGGCAAATTATGCTGACTTGGCAGAGATTTACAAAACAGATCAAGAATACCCAGTGGGAACAATAGTATCAATTGGCGGAGATGCAGAAGCAAGATCAGTTGAAGCAGGTGATCCAGTACTTGGAGTAATATCTGAAAATCCAGGATTTTTAATGAACAAAGACGCTGAAGGTCAAGCAGTTGCTTTTGTTGGTAGAGTACCAGTTTTGGTAAAAGGTGCTATTTCCAAAGGCGAAAGAGTATATGCAAATGGTGGCGGTTTTGGAACAACAGACGCAAATGGCGAACAAATTGGTTTTGCCCTAGAATCGAATTCAGAAGAATCCACGAAACTTGTTGAGGTAGTATTGCGCCTGGTAAATAACTAGAAGGAGCAATAATGGCTTTAGTTACAGCAACAAGATACAACACATTAAGACAATCAATTACAAATGTTTTAGAAACAGGATCTGGTGATAGTGGCTATGGTCAATCTGCAACCAGTTCAAGTATTTCAACAGGTGACATAATTCAAGCAACGCAAATTAATTCCATCTACGAAGACATCAGAAAATGTTACAAACACCAAAATGGTGGCAATCCAGCAAGTAACCAATTACAACAGGTTAGTGCAGGTGATCTTGTCAAAGACACTGACGGCGTTAACTATTCTGGTTGGGATCAATACGAAGCATTAGCACTTAACATAAGCACAAACAGATTAACAGTTGCTGGTGGACAGCAAGTGATTACAAGTGCGTCATCAAGAACAAGAGGCAGTTGGAACGGAGACATCACTTTAGTATTAGATGTAACATTTGGCAGTGCTGACGCAAGAAGATATTTCTTTAATCAAGGAGGATTTATAAGATTGACGAGTTCAGTGTCAGGTGGTAGTTCAAAAGACAGCAGTTGGAACACTATGTTATCAGGCGCTGGTAATGTTGACTTCAAAGCACACGGCACAACAGCATCAGGCGGAAGCGGTAGTGCATCAGGTTCATTAGGCAATTACGAATTAACTTCATCATATCAATACATCTACCAAAGATTTGATGGCGGTGGTGGAGCCTACAGTGCCAATGATTATTACATCGAAGCACAGTCACCAAATGCAACACAAATCCAATTTAGATTGGTATGGCGTGATCAAGCAGGTGGTAATATTGACGAATCAGTATCCAATTTAAGTTATGATGCCATTACAGGAACAGCAACTACGGACATAATTGGTACAGCACCGGGTATAGCAGAAGGTTCCGGCACTAATTTCTAATATCTTATTTGACTAAAATCCAAAAATAAAGTATAATATCTTGTAATATCATGGATAAATCACTTAAAGAATCTTTGGATCACGCAACCAAGATGAAAGTCTACAATAATCAATTGCGATTGTTGAAAGAAAAATATCTTGAACGCAACATTCATTTCACAATTGGTCATCAATTTACAATAGATTTAAAACTAATAAACTATTGCATCACACTTAAAAACCAAGACAAAACAAAAGACGTAATCATGCTAGATGATTATGACCTTCCTGTAAGGATAGCAGACTTAGAATCCTTTTACACTGACATATTGGACTTGTACCAACAGAATCTTAATGCTTATATTGTTGAGTACAACAAACTTGTACAAGACAAAGGCAGAATTTAATGAGCAGAGGTGTTGTATTATTCGCTTTTAACAATAAAGCAATCAATTACGTAGAACAGGCTGAATTCTGTTGCAAGAAAATACAGAAACATTTACAGTTGCCAGTCACAATAGTTACGGCAGATAAGGTGCCTAACAAAGATTTGTTTGACAAAATAATTGTTATTCCAAAAGAAGAGAATCAGACAAGGAACTTTTATGATGGCGACACAAAACAAAAGGCTTTCTGGAATAACAAATCAAGAACATCTGCATATGACTTATCTCCTTACGATGAAACAATAGTGATGGATACAGACTTTATTGTGCAAAACGATTTACTGCTTAAAGTGTTTGGCAAAGGACATGACTTCTTGATCAATCAGGAGGCACAACATTTAGACTTTGAAAGCAATATGACAGATGAAATGAAATACATTAGCGACAGTGGTATAAAGATGTGTTGGGCAACTGTATTCTATTTTCAGAAATGTGATAGAGTAAGACGTTTATTCACTTTAATAAATCATATAAAAGATCACTGGAGTTTTTACAGATTCAGATATCAACTATTACAAAATACGTACAGGAATGATTTTGCTTTTGCGATAGCACTGCACATTATAAATGGTCACATGAAAAGCGATTGGCCTATCCAATTGCCTATAAAATTATTTTACATCACAGATAGAGATAAAATTGTTTCATACAAAGACAACACATGGAAGTTTAAATTGCAGGGTGAGTTGGATTGCAAAATCGAAGACATGAACATTCATGTAATGAATAAAATAGGTTTAATGAAAGTAATAAAAGATGAATAAGGGTATCTGTTTATTTGCACAAAAGAACGAAAGGTCTGATTATTACAAACAGGCAGTTGCCTGTGCTATGAGTATAAAGTCTTTCAATCCAGATGAAAAGATATGTCTTATTACAGATATGAAAGTAGCAAAAGCAGATGAAAAGTATTTTGATGTGGTAAAAGATATACCTGGTAAAGACCTAAGCACAAATTCAACTTGGAAAATAGAAAATAGAAGTAAAATTTATAATACATCACCGTTCGAAAGAACAATAGTTTTA